GGTCTGAGAGTCAGCGTTCTTAACGCCAATCCAAATGCCAGCAACAAGGAATGCTGTGTGGGTAATGAGAAGGATGATTATGGAGGTCATAGATTAAGGAATTTGTACCCAGCCACCATTCTGACGAGCATATAAATTTCCGTCATTAGGAGCATCACTAATGCTACTTTGTTCTTGAGATATCAGAGTAACCCAATTGTTATTTTGTCGGACATAAGCCTGTCCATCGGCACTTGCGTCTGGGTAAGTCCCGCCATCGTTACCAGAACTACCCTGCGGACCATCATTTCCCTGTGGTCCTATATCGCCTTTATTGGCTACAAGTTGCCAAGAGCCTGTATATGAAGTAGGAGGGTATCCACCAGCACCAATGTAAGTATACATCACATAACTTGAACCATCAAGTGTGACAAAATCACCTACGGAGTAAGTATAACCATTGTCGTAAGTACCCTTGTATACCCAAGCAGTTGCATCGGCTCCAGCAGGTCCAGTAGGTCCAGTAGGTCCAATAATACCTGCTGATGCTGTAGTTTGCTGTGTGCCGTCATTAAACTTAATACCAGTAGCATCAACTGATAGACACGCAGTAGCATCTGGCACAACGCCAATGCCGACCTTACCAAACTGGTCTACTACAAATTTGGTAGCGTCTGGGGTTGTGCTATCCTCAACTTCAATGGCGTTGCCTGTGCCACGCTGAGTAACACGCAAGGCGGCAACGATTGCAGAAGTATCAATTGCGTTAGAACCGTTGTTAATAAGGCAAGCCCTTTGAGTATTAAGAGAGTCCTTAAAGAAAATATTGGCAGACCCAACCCAAACATCTCCAGCGACTGTGGTTGTAGGGGGAGTAGTGGTAGAGGCTATGTTAAGCGGTGCAGTAGAGACTGTAGCGGTTGTGACGATTTTTCCAGTAAAACTAGCACCAGAAAGGTTAGCCTTAGCAGTAAGGTCGTTAAGAACAACAAACCTGTTTACCGATGTAGCAGACGGTGCGGAACTAATAGCATCCAGAGATGGTTGCGTAATTTCCGTTCCTACTTCTACAACATTTGTAGGAATCTGAGTACCAACTGAGGCAGAGATTCCCATTAGACTTGTGCGTAAGCGAGGTGAACGACAGTACTAGCAACGGACGAACTGCATCTGACAGTACCGTTGTAGTTATCGATGTTAATGTTACTAAGCGGAGGAACAAGAATTCCAACAGCACCAACACTATCAAAAATGACAGTCACATTGGCGGTGGCAGACTTGTTCTGAATAAACACCATTGTTCTTCTGGTGGGAAGAGCAGGAGGGGTAAGGATTTCTACAACCGTATTAGGCGTAGCGGACATAGTGATGTCCGAATGAGCCATCTTTCTTACGGATGGGGAGGAGAAGTTAATATAGGAGGAGGACATTAAGCGTATGGGTTAGTAAAGTTGATTTTTCGTGTTTGATTTTGCTGTCTGCAATATTTGTCTACTTCAATGGCAATCATCATTTCAGCCTTCTGTTCAAGACCAGCACCTTCTTGAATCTTGCCTTCAGAGATTAGGAAATTAGCCGCCATCCCCCAAGCCATATAGTTGCCAAAGATGTAAGGAATTGAAATCTTTGTCCATTGGGTAGGGTTATTGCTTGGGTTAGAGCCAGCCGTAGTAGAACTAATGGTACAGTAGTAGAAATCACCGCTGTGAGGCTTACCAGTTACAGGAACATAAGTGCCAGTAGCGGAGCCAGAGTCAAAATAAATCTGTGCATTCTGGTAGTACACATCTGTGGCTTTCCAGATTGTGCCAGTAAGGGGGACGAACTTAGTTCTATAAGAATAGAAACCAGTCGTAAATAGACCGCTAGGAAGAATCACCCTTACGGATGTGCCTAGGTCATAAATCTCGTATTTAAGTTCAAGTGCTCTGGAGGTGATTTGTGGGTTCTTGTCAAATACACCAAGAACTTCACCAGCCGTAGCCATCGGAGTAAAGTAAGTTACCCCAGCCGTGTCAGTAAGGGCAGTAAATGTAGTAAGTCTAATTAGGTCTGGGAATTCCTGTGACTCCCAAACTTCACGCATACGAGCAGAAGCAAAGTCTCTAAACTGTGCAAAGGTCTCGTCATTAATATTGTGTCTGTCGTTACCGCTATACTGCAACGACTCAAATAGGATTTGGGAAAATTCTGTGGTACGCATTAGGTAATGAATCCGTCAGCACCGAATACTGTGCCTTGGACTACTGTCTTTTTGACATAATTCCGCACCGCACATTCTGGGTTATCCCGAAGGAACTCCCGCATAAATTGTTTATCCTTCCAGCAATCGTAGCCAAGTCTATGACCCCAATAGTGAAAAGCATCATCTGGAATGTTGGCAACCTTACGCCCGAAACCTTCAATATTGTTGGCTTCGTGCGTATGGTTGAAATGAGCCATCTTGGTGGCGTTAGCCTTTGCGACAGCCTCATTCATTCTCCAACCGTGGATGAGTTCCCGCTCCAAATCCTTATGGAGATGGGCGGGAATCACATCGACAAGTGACTGAACGATATCTTCAGCCACGAATTAGTTACGAGGTGAAGTCGAACTTAGCGAGACCAAGGGGATTCTTGACGATGCAAGTAGCCACGGCTTCGACAAGTCGAGCAGGACCACCACCATTGTCAGTCAGTTCCTTGACCTGTGCGATGTTGCCACCATAACCCACGCCAACCAAGTCCATATTCAGCAGGTAACCGCAGAAGTTGTTCTTGAGGAAGAGAGAGGTATGCAGACGAATCGAGCCGAAGTCACCTTCGAAGACATCAATACCAGACTTATACACGCTGGCTTCAGAGTCTCTGTTAAGAGTTCTGATGACCGAACCAGTATTGGCATTGCCATTCTGTCTGGTTGTGTAGGTGAGGTTCGTGAAGGCTTGCTTCAACTTGTAGCCAACGAGACCGTCAAAGGACTGCGAGCGACCAGTCTGTTCAAAGACGGAAGCAAGCATATTCTGACAGACCGTTTCATCAAGGAGGGCAGTACCAACCGTGGAGATGCTGGCGGTAGGAGTGCGGAACGGAGCAGGGACAGCCAGATAGGTGTCACCTGTGAAGTCGTTCTTAATCCAGCCATCGAGACCACGAGTAGCATAACCCTGCGAAACGCCATCGTCAGCCTTGGGAAGATTGCCAGAGCAAAGAGTCTTCTCCATAGTACGCTTGATGGTTTCGGTAGCCTTACCAACATTGTTGGCGAGTTCCGACTTAACACCAGCGATGACAGCGATATCAGTTGTCAGAGGAGACACACGAGTTGCCTGTCTGAAAATCTGAATGTGGTTGGAGAGTTCGTAGCGGTACTGAGTAGCACCGTCCTTAACGAAGTTCTTGATGGAAGCACCATTCGGGTCAACATCCGTACCGTCAACGATACCAGCCTGTTCGGAGGTAACGGTGGGGAGGGAGTCAGCCTGCCATCTGAACAGCGTGTTGCCAGGTTTAGCAACCTTGGGAGCCATAGAGGTGAACGGAGTGGACTTCGCATCGATGAGCGAGATGATGTCAGCGAGGGCTTCCCGCTTACCGCTGACGATATTTCTTTCTGTTAGACTTGCCATAGTAGTAGTTTTTTAGGTTACAGGAACTTGTTCATAATAATATCTGTAAGGTCTTCCGTTCTCCCAGACTGGGCGAACTTGGCGTATGCGTTCTGACTGCGAACTTCCTGTTTTTGAACAGTCGGTGCTACACCACTAGAACGAGGCTGAACAGGTGCTTTCGAAATGGTAGTTTGACGGCTACCGTTTTCTCTGGCTCGGACTCCACGAATGTAGTCCCCAATAACCATCTTGTAATCTGGAAATCTCTTGATTTGGGGAAACGACCTAAGAAACGATTCTGCAATCTGCTTTTCCTTGGACGAATTATCCTTCCACCACGAGTACTCCTTATTAGCAATGGTTTCGACTTGGTCTCTAGTCTGAATGTACCTGTAACGCTCTGGTAGCCCTTCTTCAAGTGCCTTCGTTGCGTTAACTTTAATCTGCCTTAATTTGGCAGGGTCAAAGTACTCTTCATTCCCATCTTTGTCTGTAACTGTGATTCCATCAGCATTTTCATCTGCCCAATTTCTGACCGACCTTGCTTGGGCAAT